GCTCATCGGCAACGACCTTCACGCCGTCGAAGTTGATGATGACGAACTCGTAGTTACCTGCAATGACATTCTGCCGCTGTGTGCGCGTGCCTTGCGCAATAGCCACTGTGCGGTGCATCAGCGTCTTAAACAGGTCGGAGCGCCACGCAGTCTCCATGATCGACACAGGGCACACAATCAGTACGCGCTTGACCTTGCCTTGCGACATAAGGTAGTCGGCTGCCCATGCTGCAGCACTTGTCTTGCCTGTGCCAGCCTCGTTGAACACGAAGCAGCGTGCGTGTAGCGTTAGGAACTCTGCGGTGGATCGTTGATGATTAAACGGGGTGTACATGCCGGGCCACTTGTACCTGCCGAGGATCGGGCTAGGCACATCCTTGATGCCCATATTGCGCAGCAGTTGCACCTCATCAAAACCCCAGTTGACCAGTAGCTGGTCGACGTCGCCGTTGCTTGCAACGACTTTGCTTTTGGGAATGATAGCAGTGATCTGCCCTGCTTTGCGTGTGTTAAACAGCAGTGCTTTGTCCTGAATGATTTGCATGATTTGAGTGAATAGAAAGTGGCATATGACAAAAGAAGCCGGGTAGTTGCCTACCCGGCTAATCCAACTGAAAATCAATGGCCGTCGATTGCTCGACGACTAAATCCTAACTTACTTTTTGCGCTCGCGCTTGGAAATTTCGGACTTCATGGAGCCGTCTTTCTTGCGCGCGAAACTGGTGTTCTTAGACTCGTGCATGGCGGTCAGATTGGAGGCATGGTTCTTGCCGCCCTTGGACATAGCCTTCTTGTGGTGCACGTCCACCGTAGACGGCAGGTCGCCATTGGCCTTCTCGTAGGCCCTGCGGGCCTTGTGGCGCTCGGACTGCGCCTTGAGTTGCTTGGGTGTGCCCTGATAGTTTTTGTATTCAGCGGCGTAATCTCGTTTTTTCTCAGCCATGATGGTGCTCGCATGAAGAGACGGGGCAGAATTTGCAAAGGGCCGAACTGCGAGGATTCCACACCCCCACGTCAACGGCCTTCTCGATGGCCCCGGCTCTGCCTGCCCACTTTGACAGAATCTCGGGGAGTTGTGAACGAGTGTACTCAGCTTTAATGATGTCGCCAACCACTACAAACAGCAGTGCGCCCTTGACCTTCTCGACGGTCGGGTGGTGCAGCATGACCATAGCAGCCATGAGTTCAAGCTGTGCGGTGTCTGCGTAACGGCTGGACTTGCCGGTCTTGTAATCGGCTACTCGTGCAGTCTTTCCTGACGTGCTGATGGCAAGGTAGTCCGGTATGCCCCGGAACCATACGTCTTTGTCAAAAAAGCCACACGGGCTAAAGTCAGCTCGGATTGCCATTTTTTCTTCGCAACGGATTTCCCCGTCAACGGCGGCAAGAGGCTCGACGAAAGGCTGGAACTGTGCGAATTGCTCGGGCAGAGGGGTGCCGTCTTTGATGTAGTCTTCAAAGGCTTTGTGTACTGCGGTGCCATAAAGAGTTGCTTGCGTGTCTTGCGACTTAAAGTTTTTAAGAATACGGACTTCGTGATAACGACGGGCACAGCCTTCGTAATCTTTGACTGACGAATAGGAATGTGCGAGTGCCATAGAAATGAACCGGAGGTTTGTTTGGACTTACCAGTTTACCAAACCCCGCCCAAACTTAGGTAACTTTCTGTCGATTAGCGGCTGCAGCAGGTCGACTCTGGTTGGGTGCTTCATCTTACGCAGGGCTTTGGCTTCGATCTGCCGGATGCGCTCACGGGTCACGTCGAACCTAATGCCAACTTCTTCCAGTGTGTAGTCTTGTGCGAGCCCGATCCCAAAGCGCAAGCGCAGCACTTTGGCTTCCCGTGGGGTGAGTGTGTCGATCACCTCTTCCACCAAACGTGCGATGTCCTTTTGGTGCACAACCTCCAGCGGGTCAATCACCACATCGTCCGGCTCCCAAACCGGGAGCTCTGGCAAGTCCTCGTCGTGCAAGTAGCCCCCGTAGTAATACGCTTTTCGCAGCTCGTAGCTGGCCTCAGCCAGCGTGCCGTAGGGTATTGTGTGCCCGCTCAGCACCTTGCCGTACGGGCGGTTAGCAGTCTCCATAACTCGCTCCCACACCAGACTCGCACGACAGGGGCAAGCCCACTGCCCACTTGGGGTTCCAGCTCATGCACTCCTCCAGATAGGCTTGGGCCTCGTCGGCTTCTTCCTTCTTGGCAATGATCGCCACGGCGTCATGCACAGTCAGCACGACCTTGTACCGCTTGGACACACGCAGCATCTGCTCGGCCACGACCTGCCGGGCTACCGCCTGACAGATGTTCTCCACAACCTTACCGCCGTAGATACGAACGGGCAGCCCCTTGGAGTAGTAGACCAGCTCGAACTTGCCTGTGTCGGGGTTGGCCTTCTCACGCAGGCCGGGGTACTGGATGTGCAGACCGTTCGGCAGTGTCAGTCCTTTGCCGGGGATTGCCTTCACCACATCCACAGCGTCGATCTGCATCGACTGGCCCATCAGCATCGCTTTGAGCGCGTCACCCGCGTTGCGCCAGAGGTCGGCAATTTTGAACGAGGTGCTGCGGTACGTGTCAATAATGCGCTTGGCTTCCTCAAGCGTAACTTCAACGCCCGCTTGGGTTTTAAGGAACATTTGTAGCTTAACGTGGCCGACCCCGTAACCAGCCCCAAGAACAACAGTCTTGCCAACTTGGCGCTGTGTCTTGTTGACATCGTCAATCGCGATACCGTAAATTTTCGTCGCCATGAGTTTGTAAACATCTTTCTTGTCCTTAAACGCTTGCACCAAGTCATCCTGCCCAGCCAGCCACGCCAGCACCCGCGCTTCGATCTGCGCAGAGTCGCAGTCAATCACCACGTAACCCTCGGGGGCCAAGATGGCCTTCTTGATCTTGCCTGCGTTGTCCCCGCGTGACGGCAGGTTCTGCAGGTTTACAGAATCTTGACCAGACCAACGGCCAGAATGAGCGCCGTAGTAACGCAGAGGAACCGGAAACTTGCCACGATGAGCCATTCCAATAAAACGCTCCGTACGAGTTTCCTCCAGTGTGGTTTTATTCCCGAGTCGGGCAGCCACGACAGCTTGTACTCGCGCATCTTCATGGTCCTCCAGCGCCTTAAACGCTTCATCAGTTTTAGCAAACGCCCATGCCCTCCTGCCGGTGGTCGGGCTTAGTTTGACCGGGGGCGATATGCCCAGTGACTGCAACACCTTTGCGAACTTGTCGTTGGACATGAGCAAGGTTTTGAGCCCGTCGTTGTCCAGCTCCCACATGTTCTGCCGCACTTCAAGGTCGGAGTCCGTCGACAGCATGGCCCGCACGGAATACAGCAGTGTCTGCTTGAGGTCTTTGACTTCTTCCAAGTGATCCCGCAGTCGATCGGCGTCCAACTCCAGCACGGGCTCGATGAACATGCGCAGCGTCAGGTCGATCAGCTTGAGCTCTCCCTTGGGGAAGCCCATGTCCATGTACTTCATGAAGATGTCGTAGGTCAGCTCCACGTCGTTGATGCAATACGTAGCGTATCGTGCCAGCTCTGCATCGTAGAAGTCAGCGTAGCGTTTGCCTATGGCGTTCAGCACCTCGTCGCCCTTGACGCCCACGCCCATGCGTTCGGCTTGCGCCTTGAGGCTATGCGCCTTGTCGTGCGGGTACAGAGCTCGTGACATGCCCAGCGTATCTGCCCACACTTGCGGGTTCACGCCGTACCGCCAGTTCAGGATGGCCCCGTCGAACGCTGTGTTCTGGCACACGACCATTGCATCAGACCAATCAAAGGACTTGAGGAACGCCTCGCACTCTGGCTTGGGCACCCACTGGGTGGGGCCGTCGTTGACCTTGATGGCAAACCCGATCAGCTCGAACAGCGGAGAGCGCACGTACTCCTCGGTTGTGATCTTGCTCAGGCTGTATTCACGGTCGTAATATGTCTCCGCATCAAACGTGACGATCTTCATAGGAACTTTCCAAACGGTTTTGTGTTGCGCTGCGCGTGTTCGTATTCTTGCTGCCGAACTTTCTCCAGCTCCAGCCTGTATTTTTCCTGCTCCATCCGCGCTATGCGCACGTACTCGTCGTAGCTTGGGCCCATGGTGTTACTGGCGATGTTGGTGTTGGCCGTGTTGTGGCCTGCGTAGATAGAGCCGGGCACTGCCCCTTGCCAAAGCCCCGCCTTGACTGGGGTGGCGTACACTTTATTCGGCTCGTCTTCCTGCTTCGGCAGCATGATCGCGGTCAGCACGTCCTCGGCCAGCCACACTTCGTAGAGGTGCGTCTCAGCAGCAGCCAAGATAGCCTCGGCATCGCGTTTTGACATCCAGACATTTCGGTGCAGCCCCTGTATGGCTTCGCGGGCCTTATCCAGAATGGCAGTAAATTTCCCAGCGTAACCCCTGAACTCTTCAGGGTGTTCCTTCATCTGGTCGATCAGCATCTTGGCTCCGTCCGAGCAGTCCATCTGCCGGGGCCCACTTGAGATTTTTCTTTCTGGCATATCGTTCACGCCTCTTTAGGTTTGCGTTTAGTCGGCGCTCTTGCTCCGGCGTCAGCTTCGGTGAGTGGTCTTGCAAAAAGGTGGTAATTGGATCGGGCGTGGGGTCCATCGAGTATGTGCTCCAGCATGGGTAGGTTCTCTTCGTTGATGACCAGTGCAAGGCCACCAGCGTCGTCAATTCTTTTAAGGTTAAGAGTTTGCAAGTCGGTCGGCTTGTTCTTGCCAGCCTTGGCTTCGATTGCAATGAACCGCCCGTGGAGGCACGCAAGAATGTCCGGCGTGCCGTTGTTCGCACTGATGCCGCCGATGTAGTTGACGGCGTAGGCCCCATGCGCCTTGAGGATCGCATGGATTTTGGTTTTGACTTTGGACTCAGGCGTTGCCATGACGGGTCTCCAGTTCGATCAGCAGCTCGATGTAGTGCTTGGCTTTTTCCAAGTCCTTGATGCCGTTCTTGCTGCGCCAGCGGGACACGTACTTGATCACGTTGCCCTCGAAGTAACCGATCTTGTTGGCGTGGATGTATTCCACAGGCTGGATGGCCAGCGTTTTGTAGTGGTCGCCAGCAACTTGCACATCAAGCGCGCTGGTGTTTAGATCGGGGAACATTTCAATCTGCTGCATGGATTTCTTTCAAGGTTGGGATGTTGCCGTAGACAACGCGGAAGGGCCACGTCGGGTCATATTTTGGCTGAGTAGTCGTCCAGTTTCTTTGGTCGGCCGTAGGGGATACGGGCGATGCTGGCTCTGCTGAATGCGTAGACATTGCCGTTGGAGTTGAGGTCTTTTGATCTGCCATTGTTTGCCTTGGGTTTTAGGAACGCAGTGTCCGTGACGCCTGCGCGCCAGTTGAACGCGTTGTTCGTGGATTTGGGTGTGCCGTCGGGCCACGTAGATTGCTTGGGCATAAAGTCTTTCAGAACAAAGCAGTTGCGGATTGGGTCGAATCGAACGAGGTCACTGACTAGCATGGGTGGTCTCCACAACAGGGCGCATCTTTCTTAGGCGCAGGGCTTCCATCACGTCGTCCATGGCAAGCTCAAGCTCCCGCACAGTTATGGCTTCAAGCTGCGCGTCATGTATCTCCATGCACAGGTTGAGCGCCTTGAGTTCTTCACCCCTGACGATAAACCGCATGCCGTTGGCAACACCTCGCCTCGCCAGTGTAAACAATGCGTCTTGGGCCGCGCGAATCTCAGCCTTCCAGTCTTCGCCCCACCCTCGGTTAGCCAGTGCTTCTGCCACGTTCATGGCATTGATGAGGGTGTTGATCTCCTCCTTGGTCGCAGAGCCAAGCCGCAGTGTGTTCATCGCGTCGTGGTTCCTGATCTTGATCGTGGCGCAGGCGCTGACGTTCTCCACGCGTTTGAGCCCGGACTGCACCCACGTCATGTTGTCGAGGCGCACGCCCTTCGGTCTGTACTTGCTACGCTTGCGCATGAATCACCCACTGAGTCTTTGGTTTCTTGTAGTGTGCGCCCCACTTGGTTCTGTCGTTCGGATGGGGGCAGTCGTCCGGCACAGGTACAGCCACCCACACCTGCTCCAAATGCCCACGCTTGCCGATCCTCCACCTGTCCACGTACACATCAGGCATGGCCTTGAGCGACGTTCTGATATTGGATGCGTGCATACCGGTGGTTTCAGCCATCTCATGGGTCGTCATGCCGCTTGGCTTTGAGCGTAGCAGCGCACGGATTCTTCTCTGGCGTACGGGGGTCATTGTTTCCCCTTCAAGTACGTGAATGTGGTTGCGCTGCATCGAACGCAGCGGTACAGGTAGTGGGTCGGGTGGCGATACGCAAAGTTGATCTCCTCCCAGCGGTGTTTACAGGTCATGTGTTCTTCTCCTTGAGTTTGGCTTTCGGCTCATGCGTGCAGGCTTCTTCATAATCCAACACATCCTGAATGCGGTAACGGATCAGACCGCCTAGCTTGAGGTATCGACAGCCCTGCTTAAGTGACCTGTCGCGCTCCAATGTCGCCTC